TTGCTGAGACGGTTAAGGAGCATGGGTTAAGTGGAGAGGCAATAGTTGCGGCAATCCTACACGACACTGTAGAAGACACTGGGGCAACCATGGAGGACGTTGAGGAGTTGTTTGGAACGAAGGTTGCCGAATATGTTTGGTACCTGACCAAACCCCCCGAATATGTAGGAAACCGTGAGTTGCGAAAGACTCTTGATCGCAACCGCCTCTCAGAGGCTCCTGAAGAGGTGAAGATCATTAAGTTCTTTGACGTATACCACAATGCCGGATCAATTAAAGAGCACGACATCGACTTCTGGAACACGTGGCGGCATGAAATGGCACTGCTTTTCCTTGCCATGGATGTACACAGTATCGAATCTATAACGTCAAAATACAAAGAGTTTATAGGTTCCTTATAATGAATATCTGGAATATAACGTATTCCAAAATTTCATCAAAAAACGCTTGAAATTTGACTCAAAACCTGTCATAATATGTTTTTAATCAATGAGAGATCGAACTATGTCTTACTTAATTCACCAGTTTCACATGTCAGAAGAAGCCCGAGACCACTTGAATTCAGTTGGTTGGGATGGTGACTTCGGCGAGTTTCCTGAGATTGTAATCCACCGTGATGTCAAGTTCATGGGTGGTTCTAAGCACTATGAATCTTGGATGGAGGAGCACTTCACCTCAGTAGCACGTGTCACCGGTGTTGATACCCTTGAAGATGTATTTCATGTCGGTAACGGTTACGGACCTGAAGGGTCTTGCATTCAGAAGTTCACTCGAATGCATTCGGTTTCTGTTGGTGATATCGTTGTCAACGAGAAGTGTGGTACTGCATGGATGGTTGATGGTGAGGGTTGGTCTAACGTTGATTTTGGGAAGGAGTTCTAAATGTATGTCTGCATTTGCAATGCGATTACTCAAAAAATGCTCGCAGAGAATTCGTTTCTCATGGCAAAAGTGGGTAGCAAGTGCGGAAAGTGTATCGAAGATAACGTGTTTGACGGTGAACGAATGACACATTTTGTTAACACGCCATCGGAGGCGAAAACTGCTACTAACTGCTATGACTCCGATGGCAATCTTTTAGTTCTATAAGGAAATAAATATGATTAATGTAATACGTGCTATTGGTTGTTCAAATGATGCATCTTTTGAAGTAGTAGAAAAATTCGAGAACTTCAAAGATGCTTCGGTAAGGACACTCTATACTTTTGTGAAAGAGTATGCAATCGAGGTTGCCAAAGAACGTCAGGAAAGTACGATGGGACATGCTTTCCCTTTGGTTGAGATGGTTGAAGATTCGAATGGATTGCCAATTGCTCAGGTCTGGGAAAACCAGAAAATTAAAGAAAAAATATTCTGCGAAACGATATCATCATAAGGAATAATATGAAAGTTCAATTTGAAAATATGTGGAAGTTGGGAGATGAGTTTTACCTCCTTCCAAGTTTATCTGTGGTCATTTCGGGTGGAAGATATTTCTTCTATGCGATAGAGTTTTCCTTCCTTACTCATCGGTTTGTGGTGTCAAAATCTCATGCCGACTAATGTACCCTCCCCTTGTATAGGAGTGTGTGTCTTAGAGCCTAAATGGAATGCGTATTGTGTTGGTTGCTTTCGGATGGAAATTGAAATACTTAATTGGAGAGAATACGACGACGAAGAAAAGTCAATGATCATTCGACGCATAGAAGATCTGCGAAAGGAGGATCCTAAAGACTATCCGAAGTATAAATAGTTCTATCATACGTTCAGATAAAGGGAATCGATGAATAAATTTAATACTTTTCTTGCCGAAGCAATTAAAGCAGAGGATTATGAAGCATCTATCGTAATGGGGTTTTATGAACTCACTGGTAGACCAATCACATCAGACCCCTTGAAATATGGTATTGCTCCCAAAGTCTTTGATGCGATTAATGACAGTCCGGTGGCGCTTGCTGCCGGACGTAATATTGCAGGATATGTTCTAAAAAAATATCCTAGACTCAAGAATAACGAGGGTGAACAATATGGTCGGGCAAAAGCATCGTTAACTTCGTTCTGGAAATCTTTCGGTGCATCTGACGTTACTCCTAAGACAGACGTTTTGATCGGAGATATGAGGTTCTCGGTTAAAGTCGGTCTTGCCCAATTGATGTCCGGAGGTAAAGCAGAATCTACTGCCACCTTCGAGGCAGCCACCAAGAACTCTAATCCTGAGTTAAAACAATCCGCCCAATACAAAGCAACCACGGATGTTCTGGAAGGATTCGTGAAGAATACCCTTGCCCCAACCCAACTACGTCCCCTGATTAAATCCGGTACCAATGAGGTAGTCAATAAGGCAGAGATTGCCCATAAAGCATGTATGGTTGAACTCAACAAATTGTTTGCTGAGTCGAAATCGTTTAAGATTGAATTTGCACGAGAAGCAATGTCTGGGTATGAAAAGTTCGGTAGAACTAATAATGCGGCCGCAGAATGGATGTTAGTTGCCAATGCAGATGGTTCACAGGTTGCAATCCATTCAGTAGATGACGATGATTATTGCATGAAAATTGCTAACTCTATGCGTTTGCAAGCACGATTCAAGACCTCTTCACGTAAACTAAAAGGTGTAAAGACTGGGGAGTATAACTTCTGGTCTGTCATAAGTTTGATTGTTGACTCTATGCAAGGTTCTGAAGATCTTAAAGAGAGTATCGAACTACAAGAATTGAAACTATTAAAAATTATTCGTGGATGGATGACCGGCACTTGGAGAAAGGTTACTGCCTTCTTTAAGAAAAGTGTTTCTCAACTTAAAAGTTTCCTCGGTTTTGAGGTGGATGTCAATCACAAAACTAAGATAAAATTCTGATGATTGAATTCCTTTCCTTTAATGAATCTCTTAACAATCCTTATAGTGCCACTCTACGCCAAGTGAATGGCGAGAGATATCAATCAACGTTCAAAGTGGACGATGGTTCAAGCGTGACTGTGGATTTTAAAGGTGACGAACATATTGACGATTACGATCATTTAGATTGGACTATCTCGTTTTCTCGTAACGGAAGTCAAGCAACTACCGGTGAAGGTGATGCTTTACGTATCATTGCAACTGTAATGAAAATGATCAAAGAATTTGTTAAGAAGGAAGACCCTAAATACATGACTCTATCTGCCGCTAAAGAACAACGGGCAGGTCAGAAGAAAATGATCAAGCAGATGCAAGGCCGAGAAAAAGTGTATAATCGATTGGTTAAAAACTCCGTTGGATCAAAATATAAGGTCACCTCGGATACAGGTTCTAGCGGTACCATCTGGTACATAAGTAAGGTGCGACGATAATGCTAAGTTTTTCCGATTCACTGTTTCTTCAAGAAGCAAAGAATACTCATATGACACACATTGAGGATAAGGTTCTTTATGGTGGGGTTAGCGGTGTTCGTCAAGCAATCTTTGCTCTCAGGGACATGCGAGACATGCTCGGTGGTTCTGGTGGATCAGTATCGGTTAAATGGGATGGTGCACCCGCAGTTTTTGCAGGAACAGATCCTCGTGATGGGCAATTCTTTGTCGCAAAGAAAGGTATCTTCAATAAAAACCCCAAAGTCTACAAGACTGATGCCGAAATCGACGATGATACTTCGGGTGATTTGAACAAGAAATTAAAACTGGCGCTCAAGCATCTACCATCATTAGGCATCAAAGGTGTGATTCAAGGTGATTTTCTGTTTGATTCATCTGAACTCAAGACCAAGAAGATAGATGGCAAACAGTATGTTACATTTCATCCCAATACCATTGTCTATGCTGTTCCCGCAGAACAATCCGCGACTATTAAGAAAGCAAAGATGGGTATCGTGTGGCACACTACGTACACTGGTAGGACATTTGAGTCTATGAGTGCATCGTTTGGCGTTGATGTGTCTAAACTAAACAAATCTAGTGCGGTGTGGTCACAAGATGCCTTTCTTCGTGATGTCACCAACGCGACTATGACTAAAAGGGAGACCGCAGATGTTCAAAAAACTTTATCACAAATTGGAGTTCTTTTCAATTCTATTAGCGGGACGACATTACGAACACTGGAAGGAAACCAAGTCCTCGCACAACACATTGAAACCTTTAACAACACCTTCGTCAGAGCAGGACAAATGCCAGGAAACTCAACAGTCCATGCCAAAAAATTAATTGCGTGGATCACCAAGAAATACAAGAAAGAAATAGATGCACGAAAGACCGCAAAAGGCAAAGGAGCCCAGCAAGCCAAACTTGATGCTCTCCTGTCGTTTTTCTCACCCGAGAATACAGAAAACTTAATAAAAATGTTCGAATTGCAAAAGTTAATAGTAATTGCGAAATTGAAACTTATAAATAAACTTAATCAATTGCAAAATATTGACACTTTTGTTAAGACCAGTAAAGGTTATAAAGTAACAGGTGCAGAAGGTTATGTTGCAATTGATAGAATTGGTGGTGATGCAGTGAAACTTGTTGACCGTATGGAATTTTCATACAACAACTTTTCACCCGATATTGTTAAGGGATGGGATAACCAAGCAAGGAACTAGGGATGGGATCGTTTAAAGATTTTATGAACCGCATAGGAGAATCCTCCTGTTCATGCGGTTGTGACAGTTGTGGTAATTGTGAATGCGACAACTGTACCACCACCAGCAAACAAACCGCAGACGAAGCACTAGACTTTCGTCAACGTAGACAGCGTTCTATTTCCATGAAAAAGAACAAGGCAAAGTTGGCAATGGGTCGTAGACGAGCAATGAGTAAGGCAGCATCCAAAGACGTATTGATGAAACGAGCAAGACGAGCTGCGATTAAACAATTATTTACTAAGTTCTCAAAGGGGAAAAGTAAAGACGATCTTCCTGCTTCACGTAGACAAGAAATAGAAAAACGTATAGGTAAAATGAAACCTAAAGTAGATCGCATTGCAAAAAGGTCGATGAAAGATATCCGCAAGCGAGAAAAAGAACGTAAAATGCAAAAACCTACAACGGGTCAATCATAATGTCATTATCTTTTAAACAATATCTAGTTGAAGAAGAAAGAGAAGCATTTTTTACATTTGGGAGGATGAATCCTCCCACTATCGGACATGGTAAACTCATGAACGTGTTGTCCACTAAGGCAGGACGTAATCCTTATAAGGTTTATTTGTCACATTCTCAAGATGCTAAAAAGAATCCTCTCACCTACGAACAAAAAGTAAAACATACTCGAAAGATGTTTCCGAAGCATGCTCGTAGCGTAATGCTGAATAAAAAAGTTAAGAGTGTTTTCGATGTTGCCACAAGTTTATATGACCAAGGATTCAAGAAGATTACCATGGTGGTTGGTGCAGATCGTACCACAGAATTTCAGACTCTTCTTAACAAATATAATAGTGTTAAGGGTAGGCACGGGTTTTACAATTTCCAACGAATCAGTGTAGTCTCTGCCGGTGATCGTGATCCGGATGCCGAAGGCGTTGAGGGTATGAGTGCAAGTAAACAACGTGCTAATGCTGAAGCAAACGACTACACTACATTCTCACAGGGCATTCCCAACACAATGAAGAATGCAGATGCTCGACGTTTGTTTAATGACGTAAGATCTGGAATGGGATTGAAAGAACAAGCATCATTCACTCGCCATTTAGACTTAGGTAAACACAGCGAGACGCGTGAAAAGTATGTTGCTGGTGAACTATTCGAACCCGGAGATCGTGTCCTTGTTAAAGAATCGAACCAAAGAGGATATATCTATCGATTAGGTTCTAATTATGTTATCGTTGCATTAGACGAAGGCAAGGTTTCTCGTCAATGGCTTGATGGTATTGTTAAAGAAGAAAAGATAGAACAACCTGAATGGGGCACACCCGCTTCGACTAAACGCGCGAAGAAATTTACTCCCGGTGAAGCAGTCGATCCGATTAACGTTGCCAAACAAAAGATAGATCGAGAGAAAGCAGCAGATTCTCGCAAGCATGATGCTGCTATGGATCGGGCAAGAATTTTGAAAGTGCGTCAAAAGAATCGGCAGTCCGATGGCAAAACGAAAAAGAATATCGAAGGATTTGACCCTAGAAGTATGGTTACCCTTAGAAAACAAAATAAAGAAAGATATAAATAGACTTATGATAAATTTTAAAGAGTCCCTAAAATTACGTCAAAAAGATGTTAAACCTGCCGCTAAAATTATGGCGTCTCAACATATTGAGAAGGGTAACTTCAAGAAGACGTTAGATCTTTTAAAGTTTTTAGGTAAGAAAGTAAATGTAGATAAGTCTACTGAAGGAAGCAGTAAAGCACTTTGGACAATAGAGGCAACAATGAAAGATAGTACGACAATAAATGAGTTGACCACAGTAGACCGAGAAAAGTTGGTCAAAATGTTTGACAAATTGAAAAAAGGTTCTACCGTCAAAATCAAGTCTAATGACTCCATCAAGAAGGGTGATGACTACATTGAATTTGTTGTTAAATCAAAGAGTACAGTTCGTAGGGGTGAAGTAGAAAAGATTACCCTTGCTAACAAAGGAAATCCAACCGGTGTAAAAAGATTCTTATACAAAAGAGTTGATACTTCGATGGTATCGTTTGCCGTTGGTGACATGGCAGCCTCTATTGTAGATATTAAAGAGTCTGTTGATGAAGCATCAATCCTCAAAACTGTACATAAGAATGTAACGAATAAGAAATCCGCAGAGAAAGATCGTAAGAAAGCCGTCAAGACGATGAAAGATATCCGTAAGGGTAAGTATGCCGGTGTCAAGATGGCAAACGAAGACGATGATCCTTGTTGGGACACTCATAAGAAAGTTGGCACTAAGATGAAAGGTGGCAAAAGAGTAAATGATTGTGTACCGAAAGAAGCGAAAACCGGACTCCCGACTGGACAGTCTACGGTAGACTATGAAAATAGTATTCAGAAACTTATGAAGACTTTGAAGAAGGATCCTAAAAACAGGGGTAAGTCGGGTAACGAATTGAGAAAACTTGCTACCTTTAAGTTGACAGGACACAAGTTAAAAGAGTCTGTTCTTGAAGAAGCAATGCTCAACGAATTTTCAGACGCACAATTAGCACAACTCAAGAAGGCATATGCAAATCTTGACCGTATCAATCCAACCTCTCCGACTTATAAGAAATTGAAGGCAATGATTGCCAAAATGGATGCTAAAG